TGTGGTAAGCAATGTCGACTACGGCTTGACTGGCACACCTGTGCCGGGCAGGCCGTTCCGCATTCCGGGGGTGCCCACGAATGGCCAAGCCCGAGTACCGCGGCGCCTGGCCTCGTGTCGCCCGCAACCAAATCAACGCCGAACCGCAATGTGCATGGTGTGCGGCCGTCGTTGACCTCGTCGCAGATCATCTTGTGCCGGGCAGACCTCAGCTCGGCATTCGCACGCTGTGCCGACCGTGCAATAGTCGCCGCGCTCATGGTGCGACCGGCCCGAAGAAAAGTCCCTTTCGCCCCTGATGGGCTCCCGACCCAGCACCTTCCTCGCTGTGTGTACGGGTCTGGTTGCGCGTGGTGGTCTCTGACGCGTTGAAGAAGGGCGGTGACCCCCGTGGCAGGTATGGGACCCGCCCCGAAACCGGACGCCGAGCGTCGCCGGACGAACTCGCCGGCGTTCGCGTGGACGGAGCTGCCGGCACCGGGNNGTATCTGCCTGCAGCCGGGCGGAAGGGCAAGACGCCCGTCCTGCCGAAGTGGCGGGTGTGGCATCCGGAAACGGTGGCCTGGTGGCGGCGGTTGTGGGTGACGCCGCAAGCGAGTCAGTGGAAGGATGACGGGTCAACACTGTTCGTGCTTGCGGCCCTGTATGACGATCTGATCGCCGGCCGAGCGGACGTCGCGAGGGTGTCGGCAGAGATGCGTCAGCATGAGGACCGGCACGGGCTGAACCCGAAGGCAATGTTGCAACTCCGTTGGCGCCTCGACGATGGCGAGCAGCCCGCCGCGGCGCCTCTGGCGGCAAAGCGGCGGGGAAAGCCTGCGAAGGTAGTGGAGCTTGATCCACGGCGGCAGCGGGTGATGGAGCAACTCGGTCACGATGCCTCGGCCTGATGGTGCGCCCGGCGAGCTGGTCACTCCACTCGCAGGACGACCACTTGTGTCGCTCGGCTGGCAGGTTGCTCACTGGTTCGAGCATCTTCTGTGTCACGGTCCCGGCGACCTCGAGGGAGAGCCGATCGAGCTCGATGACGAGCTGCTCGGGTTTGTCTTGAACTGTTACGCCCTCGATCCGGAGACGGGTCGCCGGTTGGTGGATACGGCTACGTTGTCGAGGCCGAAGGGTCGGGCGAAGTCGGAGCTGGCCGGGATGGTGGCGTGCGGGGAGGCGCTCGGCCCGGTGCGGTTCGAGCGGTGGGCGTCGGGTGGCGAGGTGTCGTGGTGGGGTTACCGATATTCGCCGGGTGAGCCCGTCGGGCGGTCGGTGCGGTCCCCGTTCATTCGGTGCCTGGCGACGGAGGAGTCGCAGGCCGGGAACACCTACGACAACGTCGAGGTCATGTTGACGGTCGGCCCGATTGCCGATCGTGTCGATGGTGTCGACGTCGGCAAGACTCGTACCTTTTTGCCCGGCAGTGGTGAGATTCGTCCGAGCACGGCGGGCGCGGCGTCGAAGGATGGCGGCAAGGAGACGTTTGCTGTTGCCGACGAGGTGCATCTTTACGTGCTGCCAGAGCACAGACAGATGCACGACATGGTTGATCGGAACTTACGGAAGCGGAAGATCGCCCAGCCGTGGATGCTGAAGACGACGACGATGTTTCGTCCCGGTCAGGGTTCGATCGCCGAGGATGACGCCACTCACGTCGAGCACATCGTCGCCGGAAAGGTGCGAAACCGGGGAATCCTCTACGATCATCGGACGGCTACTCCATTGACCGATCGGGAATGGCAGTCCGACCGGAAGCTGTCCGAGGCGTTGACTGTCGGCTACGGCGACGCAGCGAAGTGGATGAACGTTGATGCCATCGTCGATTACATCCGTAAGCCGTCGACGTTGAAAGCTGATGCACTGCGGTACTGGTGTAACCTGCCGGCGGCTTCTGATGACGATCTCGTCGAGTTGGCGGTATGGGACGTCCTCGACCGCACTCGTGCGGAGTTGTGGCCGGACCATTTACCACTCACCGCTGGCGACGTGATCGCGGTTGGCTTTGACGGTTCGGATACAACGGACCGCACGGCGCTGTACGCGTGTAGGTGGCCGGATTGGACGCTGTTCGAGCTCGGCGTGTGGGCTCGACCGGAAGGCGCCGCAGACTGGTCTGTGCCACGTCTCGCCGTGGCCGATGCCGTCGCACACGCGTTCTCCACGTACAGGGTGGCGCGCATGTTCTACGACCCGCCACGATGGCAGACCGAGGGCGACACGTGGCGAGCCGAGTATGGCGAAAAGGTTGTCGTTCGGTTCCCGACCTATTCGGATACGAAGATGGGTCCGGCCGTTGAACGGTTCGTTACCGCTACCAGGGGTGGGTCCCACGGTCACGATGGGGGCACCTACCTGCGGTCGGCGATCGCCAACGCGGTGAAGACACGCACTCGTCATGGGTTCCGAATCGACAAGCGTTCGGCCGGTCTGCACATTGACGAGGCGGTAGCTGCGATCCTCGCCGAGCACGCCCTCGCCGAAGCTGTTGCAGCCGGTGACGTGACCCCCGATTACTCGCCCGCCGCGGTGCCGACCTCGCCATCGCCGGCCGATGGTGACATCTACCGGGACCGCACTCGTCTCGATCTGGGACCGACAGGAAGGAGAAGATGACGATGCGCAGCATTGCACTCATCGCTCTGTCCATCCTCCTCGCACTGTCGGCCGTGGTGTGCGCAGCTGTAGCGGCCGGGATGGTGTTCGGCGTGGTCGGCGTTCTTGTCGTCGTCGCCGCCTCCTGTGGCTACGGAGCCGTTCTGGTCGACGGGATGGTGCCGTAGGTGGGGTGGCTTCGCCCTAAGCGGATGTCCGAGGGCCTCGCCGATTCGCTTGGGGCGTCCGGAGCCGCTGGCTATGGGTACGACGCGATCGACGAGGATCTGAACTATCGGCGTGCCGGGCAGGGACGTCGCGAGGTTCCTGCGTTCACGGTCGAGAAGGCCAGGACACTGTCTGTCCATGGCTATCGGACGAATCCGATGGCACGGGCCATTATCGACACTTACACGTCGTTCGCCGTTGGTGATGTCGGCGTCTCGCTTGCCTGCACCGTCCCGGAGGTGCGAGCAGTCGCCGAGAAGTTCTGGAATGATCCGGCGAACGCGTGTGAACAGAATCAGGAGTTGTTGCTCAGGTCGCACATGTTGCTTGGTGAGACTGCGCTCGAGTTGATGGTGGGACAGACGTCCGGGTCGGTTCGCTACGCGTACATCACTCCGGAGGCCGTCGAGTCGGTAGCGTGCCGCCACGGGAACCCGCTGTGGCCCGAGCGTGTCGCTGTGGCCCAGTCGTCGGGGCAGTCGTTGTGGTTCGATCTTGTTCAGATTGATGACTTGTCGGGACTCCGCGCCGGTGATGCGTTGTTCTGGGCGGATTGGCGATCGGTCGCCACGGACCGTCGCGGTTTTCCATTCCTGGCGCCGGTGCTCGACTGGCTCGACGCGTATGACCAGATCCTGTGGAATCTGATTGACCGCACGGCGCTCGCCCGGTTCATGGTGTTCGACGTGACGGTCAACGGTTCACAAAAGGACGTTGACGACTTCATCAAGGCGCGCGGTGGCACCCATGCCCCGCGCTCCGGATCGGTTGAGGTTCACAACGACAAGGTGACGTGGGCGACGAGGAACGCTGATGCCGGCGCCTTCGAGGACAAGCAGACGGCGGGTGCGGCTATGACGAACCTTGCCGCCGGTGCCGGTTTGGCGAAGACATGGCTGGCGGAACCGGAGGACGCAAACCGGGCGACGTCGTTGACGATGGCGGAGCCGGTGCGCCGTCGTGTCGGTGGCGTGCAGAAGGCATGGTTGGGTCACCAGACCGAGCTTGTCCGGTTTCAGGTCGATCAGGCCGTCCGGTTCGGTCGTCTGCCGCGGCAAGTGTCAATCGTGAACGAACGCGGCGACGAGGAGTTGGTGAATCCGGCAGACACTGTTCGTGTGGTCGGCCCGGAGATCGCCGCGTCCGACGCGAAGGTGAACGCCGAGATCCTCGTGAATCTGTCGCAGTCGCTCGGTCAACTACGGGAGATCGGCGCCCTATCGCCTGCGGCGTGTCGGTTGGCGGCCCGCAAGGCATGGGAGTCGTACACCGGCGTTCCGTACAGCCACGAGTTCGATGACACCGGGGATGCCGACGTCATCGCCGGATATCTCGACGAGCAGACACCGGCAGCGGCATGAGGAGGAACCATGCATACGCGTGAAGCTGCAGCCCTGTTGGGCGTCAAGCCGTCAGAGGTTGCGACGGTGGACGAATCCGACGGAGGACCGGTGATCACGACCGCCGCCGGGGTTCGTTACGTGGTGCTCGCCGAGGGCGCGACGGATGCCGAAGGCAAGACGGGACTGATGTTGCTCGCCGCCCCATCCGACGCCCCGGTAGCGGTGATCGATGGGCGGACGTGTTGGAACTCGTTCCCGCTGTTCGTCCCATGGCCGGACGATGAGGAACTATCACCCGTTGACGCGTCGGTCAAGCCGGCCAAGGTAAAGCAGGGCAGGGGCAAGCCGTGACGATGATTGCCATCTATCCGCCCCCCGAGATTGCGGCCGCACTGGCAGTGCCGGGCGGTGAGCCGGTCGACGCGTTGCATTGCACTGTTGCCTACGTTGGTCCTGCCGATGAGATCGGCGACAACGGTCGCCGCATCGTGCTTGAGCGGGCCGTCGCCGCGGCAGGCTGGCGGACACCGTTCGTCGTTCGCTTCGGCGGTGTAGCCCGCTTTGACGCGCCTGACGAAAACGGGAATCAGCCGATCGTCGCCCTGGTTGACTCGCCGGAGCTCACTGACCTCGCCGCCGGGTTGTGCGATGACCTCGCCTACACGCTCGACCGTGAACGGACCCATGGGTACACGGCTCACGTCACCCTCGCCTACGCCTCTCCGGATGTGCCGCTGCCGGTGATCGAACCATTCGAGTTCGAGGTGTCGGCTCTGTCTGTAGTTCTTGACGACGGCACTGACGGAAGGGTCGACATCCCGCTTGTGGTCGCACCGGAAGTTGTGGAACTCGCCGAGTCGATCGTCGACCAGCTTGACGGCCGAGTTGTTGAAGCTGTCACCACTGCAACCGGCCGGGTGTTCCGGTGTCAGATCATCGAGGCGGGGATGAGCCGCAACCGGAAACGGTATCCGTTGTCCGTCCTTCACGCCGCTGCTTCCCTGTACGAGGGCGTGAAGGCGTTTGACGGTCATCGGCCGGACATGGAGATGGCGACCTCGCGAATCGAGCACCTCGTCGGCCACTGGCGCAACGTCACCCCGAACGCGACCGGCATCGAAGGCGACCTTCATCTTCTGCCCGGTGCACAGTTGATCGCCGAGGCCCTCGAAGCGTCACTCGACACACAGGCTGCCGGATTACCTCCGGTGGTCGGCATCTCCCACGACACGGAGACGATGACCCGCATCGTCGGAGGTGTCGAGGAGGCAACACAGATCGTCCGCGTGCTGAGCGTGGATGTCGTCGCCGATCCCGCCGCAGGCGGCAAGGCGGTGCGCATGGTCGCCGGTGGAATCACCGCCGACGACCTCTCAGCGTCCCCAACAAGCCCCGAGAAGGAGCACCAAGACATGTCCCTTGCCGAAATCCTGGCGAGTGCGACCGACGAGGACAAGGCCGCATTGCGGGCCCTTCTCGGGGACGCACCCACCAACACCACTCCCGTACCGGAACCGGAGCAGGGCGACGAGCCTGCGCCCGAGCTCGTCGCCGCCGGTCGCGAATCGCTGTTCGTCCGCGGCCTCGTCCGTGAAGCGATGGCCGACGCCAAGCTCGACCCCGGCCACGCCGCTGCCGTGACGTCCCTCCTCCCGGAGCGGGTGTCCGAGTCCGACATCTCCCGAGCCGTCGCCACCGTCCATGCCACCGTGCAGAAGGTCGCCGAAGGTGTCGAGCGTGCCGGGCTCACCCCGTCCGCTACCCAGCGGATCGCCGTCGGCAGGGACGAGGGCGACAAGGCCCGTGAACGTCTCTACCAGACGTTGTGCCGCAACTGGCGCGACGGGTTCACGTCGATCTACGCAGCGTACGAGGCGATCACCGGACAACGGTTGAACCCGTACGACCCGGATGACGTCCGCGCCCTGGTGCGGGAGTCGTGGGCGCCGTCGCGGATGGGCAAGCGGGTGTCGGAGGCGATCTCGTCCTCGACGTTCGGTGAAGCCCTCGGCGACTCGGTGACCCGCCGCCTGATCGACATGTACCGTGGCGCCCGCTACGGGTCGTGGCGCGCGATCGCGTCCACCGTCCCGGTCCGCGACTTCCGCACCCAACGCCGGGATCGCATCGGCGGCTACGGCAACCTGCCGACCGTCCTCGAGGGCGGTGCCTACCAGCCGCTTACGAGTCCCACGGACGAGGAGGCGACGTACGCCGTCACCAAGAAGGGTGGCACCGAGTCGTGGACGTTCGAGTCCGCCATGAACGACGACCTCGGCGCACTGGCCCGCATCCCGGAGGAGCTCGGTCGCGCCGCGGCTCGCACCCTGCACGAGTTCGTCTGGCTCGACAACTTCGCCAGCAACCCGACCTGCACCTACGACACGGTCGCGCTGTTCGACGCAGCTCACGCGAACACGGAAGCGTTGGCCCTGTCGAACGCGAACGCGTCAACGTTGCGTGCGAAGATGCGCACCCAGGCCGGTTACGGCGTCGCGTCGAAGCCGCTCGGTGTAACCCCGCGGTTCCTGGTTGTCCCGAACGAGTTGGAGGATCTCGGCAACCAGATCTGCAACGGTGATCGTGCGGTGCCCGCTACGACGCCCGGCGCGACGGATGTCCCGAACCTGCACCGCGGGACCGAGCTGATCGTGGTCGACGAGTTCACCGACGCCAACGACTGGTTCATGGTTGCCGATCCCGCCGACGTGCCGCTCATCGAGATCGGTTTCCTCGGCGGACGGGAGGAGCCGGAACTGTTCATGCAGGACGACCCGTCGCAGGGCACGCCGTTCTCCTCGGATGAGGTCACCTACAAGATCCGGCACATCTATTCCGGTGCCGTCATCGACCACCGGGCCGCGCAGCGGGCCACCCAGTAACACCCCGCCCCCTCCGAAGCACCGCGGTCATCTGGTCGCGGTGCTTCGGAGGGACGGGTCAGGACCGCCGTCACTCATCCCAGGGGGACGGCCAGCTCACGAAAGGGAGCCATCCACCATGAAGCTCAGCCACCTCGCCGGCGACCATCAGGCCGACGGCAACGTCATCGCCACCACGGCCGGAGACACCACGGTCGCCATCGTCGCCCGCGCCCCGTTCCGGGCGACGGTTACCGGCGCCTACTTCATCCCGACCGCCGCCGCGAGCGGGCACACGACCAACTACGCGACGCTGACCGTCACCAACAAGGGAGCGGCCGGCACGGGAACGACCGAGATCGCGTCTCTGTCCCTCACCGACGGTGTCGATCTCGTCGCGTTCGACGAGAAGGCGATCACCCTGACGTCGACGGCCGCATCGCTCAGCCTCGCAGAAGGTGACATCGTGTCCGTGGCGATCGCCAAGGCGGGCACCGGTCTGGCGATCGGCCAGGGTAAGGCCGGGATCACGTTCAAGGCACGGTGAGCACCGCCGGCAAGGTTGCGATCGGTTGGCTGGACGGCGGCCAGGTCGAAGGCGAGTTCGCCCTCCACCTGGTCGCCCTCATCCTTCACGACCGTCGCAGCGAGTCGCGCATCGGTGACGTGTTCAGAGTCGCCGGCTGCTACATCGACTCCGGTCGCTGCTCGATCGTGCGGGACTTCCTCGACGGTTCGGACGAATGGCTGTTCCTGTTGGACTCGGACATGCTGTTCGACGCCGACAGTCTTGACCGGCTCCTCGCATCTGCAGATCCGATCGAGCGGCCGGTGGTGGCCGGCCTCTACTTCTCCGGTGGCCGCATGGGCGGCCCCCTCCTGCCACTCGTCTACCGCCTCGGCGACGACGGACACACCCACATCCTGTGGGACTACCCGCGAGACACGGTGATCCCCATCGACGCCACCGGCGGTGGGTTCATTCTCTGGCATCGCAGCGTCCTCGAATCGATGGGGGAAGCGTACGCGTCGCTGCCCGACGGATCGAAGAACCCGCTGCCCTGGTTCTGCGACGAGCAGCGAGACGGCGTCGCATACGGCGAGGACATAGTGGCCTGCCTCCGCGCCCGGCAACTTGGATTCGGCGTGTTCATGGACACGAGCGTCAAAGCACTTCACAAGAAGCCCGCCTATCTGAGTGAGGCGTTTTACGACCAGTTGCGCCAGGCGCAACAGGAAGCAGGTTGACAATGACCGGCAACTGGTTTCACATCACGGGCACATCCGACGATGGGCTGATCGCCGATCGGCCAACCGTTCTGCGGCGCGTCGTGATCAATACCGAGGTCGCATCACAGACGGTCAAGGTGTACGACGCCGCTGCGGTCGCCGATGTCGCCGCCGGGAACATGATCGCATCCATCAAGACGGACACCCGCGGCGGCTACGAGTACGGGGTCGTGTGCGGCCGCGGGCTCGTCGCGGTCGTGTCGGGCGGCACGCTCGACGTCACCGTCGTGTGGGGCTGAGCCGGTGGGGCACACCGTGCAGGAGTGGGCGGAACGGATCGCGTCGAACCTGAACGACGTCCCCCGCATGGACGTCCCCCAGGAGCTGATCGTGCCCGCCGGCGTCCGCCCGGCGCTCGCCCAGTTCTCCATCGACCGACCGCGCGAGGTGATCGAGGAGCAGGCCGGCACCGGCAGCCCGTACTTGTCGCTGCCGGCGTCATGGTCGGCCGGGTTTTCGACGGTGCTCGGCATCGAATGCCCGGCCCGTCAGACACCCCCGGTGCTCCTCGACGCCAAGTCGTGGATGCTCACCCGCTCCACGTCCGACGTGACCGCCGAGAAGATCCTCCTCGACCGCACCCCCTCCGCGTCGCAGTACGTGCGGATCCGGTTCTCAGCCCCCTGGCCCGAACCGACCATGACGGCCACCGTCGACAAGATCGACGACGTCTCCTACAGCGCGGTGACCGCGTTGGCGACGTCGTTCCTGCTGTTGCACCTCGCTGCGAAAGCGGTCCGGGCCCGGCAGGGTCCCATGTCGTCGAACTACCCGGACGGCAACGACCGGGGCACGAACCTGCGGGAGATCGCCGATCGGTGGCGGGCCGTGTACGACGCCTACCTCGGCCGCTCCACGGCGAACGATCAGGGTGGGGTGATCGGCCCGGCGTCCGCGTCGTTCGACTTCGACCCGGCCGCCTGGTCGCTGTTCCACGGCGGCCGCCGGTGACCGGCTCCACCCTGCCGGCGGTGAAGGCGGCGCTCGTCGACATCCTCGACGGACTCGACGCCAACATGCCCGCCTATTGGACGTGGCCCGGCGTCGAGCAGGTGTGGTCCGATATGGGCGGCTCACACTTCGATCGTGTCGAGGCCGCCTGGCTCGACGGGCGAGCGACCGTCTCCGCGGGCTATCCCACACTGAACGGTCCGCAACGCCGCCGCGAAGAGGAGATCACGCAGGTCGTCAACATCGGCGTGCAGGACGCCCGCGAGGACGCCACCCTGCAGGCGGTCGAGGAACGGGCGCTCGGCCTGTTCGCAGCGTTCGAGCACGCCATCGCCGGCAACGCGACGCTATCGAACGCCACGCTCGCCGCCGGCCAACAGATCATCCTCACCCGCATCGACGAATGGACGATCGAGTCCGGCCCGCTCGAGAACGCTGGCTACGCCGCAGTCGTCGACGTCGTCGTCGTCGTCCGTGCTCACCTTGTCTGAACAGGAGCTCGTATGAGGGTCTGTGTGAAGGCGCACCGCAACGAGTCCTTCGGTGAGGTGCCGTACGGCAGCTTGTGGGAGGACGATCACGAGGTGGTCGCTGCCGATCCGCGGGCGTTCCGGGTGGTTCGTGCCGGCAAGGGCGAGATCGACGAGGACGATGAGGTGGAGGACTGATGGCCGTTCAGGCGTGGACCGGGCTGGCCATCTTGCATGGCGGTTATTCGATCGCGTGCAACGCCAAGGGCTTCAACGGCCCACGGGTAGAAGCGGCGGCACTTGACAAGTCGGCCTTGTGCGACACGTGGGACCAGTACCTCGGTGGCCGCAAGTCGGTCACATGGTCGTTCGATCTGATGCAGGACCACGCCGAGGACGGGTTGGACGAGATCGAGTGGGACCTGTTCGGTGCCACCGCTCCGCTGTCGGCGTTGCCCGCTGGCTCGACGTACGGGTCGATGGGATACGCCGGCAGCGCCCTGAGCCTCGTCTACGATCCGGCGGCAGCGACGTTCGGTGAGCTGGCGATGGCGAACCTGTCGGGTCGTGGTGTCGGCGTCGCGGTGCGAGGCCACTGTCTGCACCCACCGGCGACGGCCCGCACCTCATCGAGCAACGGCACCGCCACGGAGATCGGCGCAGTCACGGCAGCGCAGCGCATGTATGCCTCGCTGCACGTGACGACGGTCAGCGGCACGGATACGCCGACGCTCACGGTGAAGGTGCAGTCGTCGACGACGGAGGGTGGCTCCTACACGGATCGGATCACGTTCACGAACGCTACGGCGATCGGTGGGCAGTGGTCGAATGTGGCTGGTGCGGTGACTGACACGTGGTGGCGGGTGACGTGGACGATCTCGGGCACCAACCCGTCGTTCGAGTTCGCGGTTCTGGCCGGCATAGGTCCGCTGGCCTGACCCAGTTCCCCGCCCGGTGGGCGGGTCAACCCCAAGCTATGCGCCTCGGGGTTGACCGCGGCGCGCAATGAGGAGGAATCATGGCGATCTTCGCTGCGACCGACTACGTGATCCAGTTCGCTGGCACGGACTGGTCCGATTGGGTGACGTCGGTCGGGTTGCCGATCACGGCAGCCGAGCTTGACACGTCCGCATTCGGTGACACCTATGACACGTACATCGGTGGTCGCAAGTCGTTCCAGATGCCGGTCACGTTCCATCAGGACTTCGTGGACAACGGACTCGACGAGGTGATGTTTGCTGCGATCGGCACTGTCATCACGTTCGCGGTCAAGCCGACATCCTCGGCGATCAGCGCCAGCAACCCCGAGTACCAGGGGTCCGTGTTGGTGACCGAGTGGGACCCTGTAGCGGCGACGTACGGTGATCTGGCGGTTGTGCAGGTGACGTGGCGTGGTACGGGTGCGATCACCCGTGACGTGACCGCCTGACGGTGGCCGATGACTTCGTGACGGTCGCCGCCAAGTTCGACAAGTTCGCCGACGACTTGGCCGGGCACACTCTGGCGGCGGCGTTGGGCAAGTTGGGGCAGGCCGCGAAGAAGGACGCCGACGAAGCCGTGCGCGGCGACCTCGGCGACCTGTCGATGTCGGGATGGTGGAGGCGGAAGCCGATCCAGATCCAGGCCCGCTACGACGTGGTGTCCGATCATGAGGTGGAGGTCGGCCCCGCCCGTCGTGCTGCCGGTCCGTGGCGGGTGCTCGAGGAGGGTCGCCGTGGTGGCGGGTCGTTCGACATGGTGCTCGTCGGCCGGGCCCGCAAGGACGGGACGAGGCGTGGCAGGTCGCGTGGCCGGAACGTTGGTGCGACGGCGGGCAAGGGCACGTGGTCGGATGCGGAACGGTTGATCGAGGATCGGACCCCGAAACGGGTCGAGGCGGAGGTGTCGGCGGCGTTGCGTCGCCGGTTCCGGGGAGCGTGAGCTATGGCGTTCGGTGAGCGCATCCGGGTTGTGATCGATGTCGCCGCCGACAATTNNGTGTCGTCGTTGCGGTCGTTCCGCACCGAGCTGAACAACGCCGATACCGCTACCGGCAAACTGAAGGTTGCGGGTGGGGCGGCATTCGGGGCGGTGAAGGCGCAGGCAACCGAGATGGCATTCGCGGCCGGCGCGGCGCTGGTCGGGTTCGCCGTCAAGGGCGTGAAGGCGTTTCAGGATCTGGCGTTGGAGTCCGGAAAGTTCTCCGATGCTACGGGCATCGCAGTCGAGGACGCGTCGCGGTGGATCGAGGTCGCTGGCGACTTCGGAGTGTCGGCCGATTCCGTGCAGTCGTCGATCATGCGAATGAACAAGGCGATCGCCGACGGCAAGCTTGGTGAGTTCGAGGCGCAGATCGTCCGGGCCTCCGACGGCACAATCAACGCCAACGCCACATTCCAAAACCTCATCACGACGATCGGCGGCATCGAGGACCCGACGAAACGGGCGCTTGCCGCTCAGACCGCGTTCGGTCGCGGCTACGGCGAGATGGCTGAGCTGATGTCGATGAGCGCAGAGGAGCTGGCGTCGGCGCTCGGGTCGGTCAGCGACGCCAAGGTGATCGACGACAAGGAGTTGAAGAAGGCCCGTGACTTCCGGGCGGCGATGGATGAGCTCGGCGACAAGGTTGGTGACGCCGCGTTGAAGATCGGTGGCGTGTTGGTGCCAGCCCTGATCACTGGCGCCGAGAAGATCGAAACCATCTCCGAGAAGGCGTCCGACATCGATCAGCTTGGCTCGAAGCTCGGCGGCGGCAGCGGGTTGGCCGGGAAGGTCAGAGGCGCTCTCGATCAGGTCGTCGGGCTCGACAACGCGATGTCCGGCCTGTCTCGCATCTTCGACGACAACTCGTCGGCGGCTGAACGTCTCGGCGGAGCGGTCGAGTTCGTCGTCGGCGGCGTCCCGGTTCTCGGGGAGGCAGTCAGCGACCTCAACGACAACGAGCTCGACCTTGCGGGCACGGCGGCGATGTTGGCGGACGAGTTGCGGGCGCAGAAGCAGCCGTATCTCGACATGCAGGCCGCGATGCGTGGAGCGAATAGCGGCGCGACCGAGTTCGACGCGTCACTTGTCGACATGGGCGACTCCGCGGCTGACACCAAGCGCAAGATTGAGCAGCTTCAAGCCGGCGTCGACCGGTTGCATGATGCACTCGACGACCGGGCGGCGTTCGATACGTGGATTCAGGCACAGAACGAAGCCAAGTGGGCAGCGGTCGAGGCGTGGAAGGCAGCCGAGGAACACGCAGAGGACGCCGCCGACAAGCAGGCCGCCTACCAGAGCGCCGTCCGGGAATCGATCGATGCGTCCTTGCAGTACTTGGAGACGTTGGGAGGCATCCCCGAGTCGAAGGTGACCGCCATCTCTGCGCTCATCGATGAGGGGTCGTTCGCCGAGGCCGAGCGTCAGTTGGCGATCATCACCCGCAACCGGCAGATGGTCGTCAGCATCGAGGCCAAGGGCGGCGCCGGCGTCTTTCAGCGCATCGGCAAGAACGGTGCCCCGGTGCGCGGTGCGACTGGTGGCATCGTCACCCGTCCGACGATGGCGTTGATCGGCGAGGCGGGCCCGGAGGCCGTGGTCCCGTTGGAGCGTACGCCAGGCTCCTCACCCTTGCCGACAGGTATGGGTGGCGGCGTGACGAACATTACGAACGACATCACGATCAACATGCCTGCCGGGTCGAACGGTGAGGACGTGGTGCGCGCGCTCAAGGAGTGGCAGCGGGTCAACGGGGCGATCCCGATCACGACACGCTGATGGCCGCCCCGACCCCGCAAGTCCTGTTCTACGCCGACGTCAGCGGCGTCTCGGACGGGTTCATCATCCTCGACGACTCCTACTGGGGGACGCTCGACGGGCCCGGTGTCCTCGCCGGTGACATCGCCACCGACGTCACCCCGAAGGCGTTCGCGTGCACGATCACCCGTGGCCGCAACCGTGCGCTCGACGAGTTCACCACCGGACGCACCACACTGTCGTTCCGCAACCATGACCGCACCTTCGATCCGACCCACGTCTCGGGCCCGTACTACTTCCAGTTGGTCCCCGGCAAA